GCATGGTCAGGTATGCAAGCAGACATCACCGCACCCACAGGCCCGACTGAGATTACTGATGAGGAGAACACAACATTCGGGAAGCCGAAGAAAGAAGGAGTTGAGATAGATCCTAACTCATCATTCAGGCCAATGAACATGGTTGTCACTACCGAAGACGGAGAGGCAACATTGACTATTCAAGAAGGAAAAGCAGTCATTCGCTTCCCTGGTAAAGATAAAAATCACGAAGAGGAAGAAAACGAGGTACTGCCAGCCCTTCGTCATGATGATGCCCTGTGATGGCTGACAACCCTGTCATGTTGTTATTCATATACAATTGAGAAAAGTAGCAGAGTTTGATGGCAACGGCACAGATGCTAGAACCCTCCGTTGGATGGTCTGCTTTCGGTGCAGATTTCATCATCAAGGAAGACTCCGGTAGTGAACTATACGTTGCCGGATACGCAAGCGTGGACATGGTGGACAAGCAGGGTGACAGAATACCTGCTGCGGCTCTAAAGAAAGCCTTTGGGAAATTTATGGACAACAAGGCATACAGAAATGTTCAGCTTGCACATAGCGGCATCCAAGTCGGAGAAGTCGTTGATTCCTATGCAGATTCACAAGGCCGTGTGTGGAAGTCCGAGGTGGACGATCACGGCCTCTTTGTCGTATGCAAGATACGCAGCGACATTCAGAAGGCACGAGAAGTGCAAAAGCAGGTACGAGATGGAGAACTCCGTGCCTTTTCAATAGGGGGCCAAGCCCTGTTCCGTGTGAACAAGCACACGGCAGAGCATGGCAACCACCGTGAGATTACTGACCTTGAGTTGCATGAAATTACCCTTTGCAAAAAGGGCATCAACCCCGAGGCCGGTTATACAATCCTCAAAATGGATGAAAGTGAAGTGAATAAAATGACGGACAATGAAGCATTGACAGAAATAAGGGATAGCCTGAATGGAATACTGAAGGCTATTGACAAAGGCGAAAAAGACGAGAAAGAACCCAAAATGAAGGGTTCCATGAAGGAGTCGAGCGATGAGATGAACGAGGAAATGGGTATGTACGAAGACGATGGACAACAACTCGGAAAGGCAACCCAGGATGCTCTGGAATACATCGACACTCTTGAGAAGTTCGCACACGAGCAGGGAGTGGATCTTGATGGACTCAGGACTCACTTCGGCCTAGAGAAGGCATACATGGTCGGAGTGGATGGACAGGGTGGCTACTCTCACAGAGGGCAGGGCGATGAGATTGGAAGCGGCGAAGACGCATCCGAGACTGCAAAGCCAGCACTACCTTCTCCTGGTGGCAATCAGTACGTCATCAAGCAACCAGGCGTTGCTAACATGGCATACAGCGCACCAAGCGGAAACAAGAACGTCATCAAGTCCGGCGAGATTACGCCCGAAGGACTAGAGAGGGGCTACTCCGCATACGCCGCACTCAGAGATGAGGAGGCATTGAAGGCTATTGTGAAGCAGGATTGGGAGGCTCGCTACGAGGCCGAGACTGCTCGCGCACTAGAGGTTCAGAAGGCAAACGACTTCGGTTCACAGATTGCATCTCTAAAAGACGAGATAGCAAACCTATCCGCAGCCGGAAGCGCAGACCTCCAGAAGTCCGCCGCACCAACAACCGACATTCGAGTCCCAACCAATGAGGAGTTCGCCGCAATGGGGAACGACCTCGACTCTTGGAGAGCGACAGAGGATCTAGCAAGGAGGGCATTGGTAGGCGAGTAGTCGTCTATGGTGACTAGGAGATAAAGGAAGTGAAAAAATGAGTGGATCAGTTGGATACATACGAACAATAGAAGACATGGAGAGGCTATACTACGGTGCGGGCGCAGGTGCAAACGCATGGGCCTACTCTGGAACAGACTTGCTCAAGGCAGACTCACCTCTGGTTAGTAGTACGACAGGAACCTACCAGGCAATATTTGGCCGAAAGGTTTGGTCACAGCTCAACCAGGAGTTCAACGCCTTCAGCATACTGCCCAAGAAGCCCTGGGAGAAGAGTGGATGGAGGGTCGTCACTGACAAGCCCTCCTTCAACAAGGGCGGTGGACTACCTGAGAACGGTACTCTACCCGAGAGCAGCAAGCCAACCTTCGCAGAGGTCAGCACGAAGCCCAAGACTGTGGCTCACACCTTCGACCTAAGCGAGACTGCAATGTTCCTAGCCGACAAGGATGACGGTCTTGGAGATGCAAGGGCAGTAATGAAGATGGAGATGGCAAAGCATCACGCCGAGCACATCAACGTCATGCTCCTTGAGGATGTGGACACCGCAGCAGGAAACGATTTCGAGTCCCTTGACAGGTGCTTGTCCTCGGCCTTTACGGAAACCGCAACCGACTTCGTGGACGCGATTGCAGACCACAACCAATACAACATCACCAGAAGCACAGGATCGACTGCACAGTGGTACGATGCTAACGTGGATGCAGGTGCAGCAGGTGCTTCTCGTGCTCTCAGTCTGAACGTCATTGACGGAATGTTCAGGCAGGTATGGGAGAAGGGTGGACAGCCAAAGGTCATACTAACCGGCTACGATACCCTAGAGAAGGTTCAGCAACTCCTACAACCTCAACAGAGGTTCACCGAGATGAAGAGAGTCGTTCCAGGCGTGAACGGAGTCAAGGGTGTTCCAGGAATGGAAGCCGGATTCGTAGTAGCAACCTACAACGGCGTACCTCTAATTCCATCGAAAGACGTACACGCAGACACAGGCGAACTATCGAGAATGTATTTCATCGACTCGGACTACATTTACTTCTGCACCGCCAAGCCAACCCTATACCACGAGTCCGGTATAGAGACAGGAGATCCTTTCGGCATCAACAGGCTAGGGCAGATGGGAATGTTCCACACGATGGGAGAGCTATGGCAACTATTCTACCGAGCACACGGAAAGGTGAGGGACATCGCCGCGTGAAGGCTTGGAGATGATGGAGAAATAAAGGAGTGAAAAAATATGGCATCAGCAAACTTAACAGAAGCAAGCACAGCAGTCGTTTTCAACCTACGAATGTGGGCAGGAAACGTGGAAACGGAGAACACCGATTGGCTACAAAGCCCAATAGGGAGCAACGCAGTAAGAGGCGCACTACACATGGGGTGTGTCGATGTGGTAGCAGTAAGTGCATCCACAGCTAGCACCCTTGACTTCGGTGATGCTAACACACCATCGAGCGTGACTGATCTAATAGACCCAACAAAGATTGTCGCCGTACTATCAGTAGTGAACGTGACTGACAAGACTGCCGGAGACATTCCAAACATTGGGTTCAGTGACACGACCATCAGTTTCGATTCAGACACTGGTGGAGATGGAGACACGCACCGCCTTACGTTCCTATACAGGTGAAGGTGAGCCAAT